TGAAAAAAACTCGAAAAAGTGATTTAGAGCATTATGCTCTCATTTCCGTTTTGGATTGTTTTCATTTGTTACTGTACTTTTTTTGGAGAAAATATATATTTGTAGAAAAAGCATTTAGGAACTTTTTATCTTCGTCAATTATACGAAGAATGACGAACATTTTTAGTTCCAAAAAGTTCCAAGAATATATTTGTAAATGTTGTGATTATAATACTAGTCGTAAAAGTCAATATGACCGACATTTAACGACACTGAAACATAAAATACGAACAAATACGAACTTTGACGAAGATAAAAAGTTCCAAAAGGTTCCTGATGATAATAAAGAATATAATTGTCAATGTGGTAAAAATTTTAAGCATGCCTCGTCTCTGTGGAATCACAAGAAGAAATGTACTTCTAAAGAGCAACAAGTAAATACTCTTGTTGTAGATATTGACAAGGAATATATATTGAAAATGTTATTGAAAAATCAAGATATAATGGAAGGTGTATTGTTAAAAAATCAAGATGTCATGGAAAAGATGATGGATATTATTCCGGCAATGGGTAATCATACAAATTCGAACAATACAACAAATAGTCATAATACGCAAAATTTCAATATTCAAATGTTTTTGAACGATCATTGTAAGAATGCTATGAATTTGACCGACTTTATTGATACGTTACCGATAACAGCTGAGACGTATGATAATACCGTGGAAAATGGATTGACCAAGACAATTACCAATATGATAACCAATGGACTAAATCAGCTAGATATATTAGAGAGACCTATCCACTGTACAGATGCTGCTAGAAAAACTCTGTATGTAAAGGAAGAAAATATTTGGGAGAAAGATACTGAAATGGTAAAGTTGCTCATAGGGATAACAAAACTAGCGAGAAAGCAAAGAACCATGATAAATAAATGGAAAGATGTCAATAAAGGATGGGATAAAGATGAAGGAGTACAATTGAAACTAACCAATCTAATATGTAATTCTATGACCGACATAGAAAATGACAAAAAAGAAACCAGTAAAATTATAAGAACGATTAGTAAAAATGTTTATCTAAATCAAGAAGATAAACAAAAATATACATGTTAATAAAATAAAATAAAATAAAAATAATTATATTTTGATCAACGTAAATATAATTATTGAAATATATAATTTACTATATATTTCAGTAAAATGTAGGTTCTTATAGTGACTACATTTTCTGAGTAGAACCTACACACATGGAGTATAATAGACGATTAGTAAAATAACTCACGAAGATAGGTAAAAATGATAAAATAACATGGAATAAACTATCTCTCTTTTTCTCAAAGATGAAAATATACAACGCAACGAGGATGACATAGACAAGAAGAATTAAATTAATCATGGTTAAATAGTAGAAATAATCGCAAAATTCGCTCCCTAAAGGCGACATAGCGGACATGAATGTAGATTGATTTTCAACGAAGTTCATTATACTCTATATCAATAAAATAAAATGAAATAAGAGAGATTTATTAATTCAATTGGTGATATATTATTGCTATTATATATATAATGAATTATAGTTTTATTCGAAAACACATCAATACATTTGCAATCCTTATATTTATCACTTCCTTCTTACTTTTGAATTATTTTCAACCAGGATTTATATACAATAATGACGGAACTTTAAGAGAGTTTGGGCTAGGCAGCAAGAGAAAAACGATATTACCTATATGGTTAATAAGTATTTTATTAGGTATTCTCTCCTATTTAGCTGTATTGTACTACATTACACTTCCTAAATTTAGATAAGTTTATTCACATACTTTATTCGTATGATTTATACACTGTTTGATTGGATTCAGACTCTTTTTGTTTTTCCGCTATCTTTTTCTCTTGGGCCATATAAGTCTGGTGTCTTTTTTCCATTTCTTCTACAGACTTTGTACAACCAGAATTTAATATAGAATTGTAACTAATAGACGTAGTTAATGTTCCAGCTAAAGCATACCATATAAATTGAGCTATTTCATCCTTCATCTTTACGAAATTGGATAGTTCTAGGTAGTGAGAATCACCAATACCAGATTTAAGTAATCCACCTTTCGTCATACTCTCCCACCAATTAGGTAAATTCGATGCCGTCATCGAATTTATTAACAACGACTTGTCGTCATAGACATTGTTTATAGCAGAGATCATTTCGGATTGATTCGGCCCCCCTTTTTGAGCGGCCTTGTCTTTTAATATACTCTTCAAAAATCCATTTACACCGGTTACATAGGCGAATAAATAACCGATTGTATTTGAAAATGGACTCAACCAAGCAGGAAACACGAAAAGTAACAAGTTAATGGAACCAAATACTACTAACCATGGTAGAAGTGTCGTTCTCAGAGCAACTCCATATTGAGCAGAACCGCATATTTCACTTGTTAATCCTAAATTTATGAAGAATTGTACTACAATCAATACTAGAAAATAAATAATCGTCCATATTTTAACCATTGATTCGGATTTAGTGTAATATTTAAATACGAAATAGACCAATGTTAATACTAGAAAAAATACGATTGATGTTGATGCATTTGTAGCAGCCATATAATAAATAGGTATAATTTAATTTGAAAATATAAAACTATATTTTAATGGAAACTTTACAAAATATTCGTCCTCGTTTAATTGAACCAGGAGTTAAATATTTCCTCAGTTCTTCTTTAGAACAATGTCATATTATCAAACATAAATATAACAATTTTCTTTATAATTTAGGATTATTTGCCGCATTTATAACTGTAGTAGGATTGACCTTGTATTTTAAATATAAACACAAAAATGATTTGAAATCACAAGAAGAAAAAAAGCGCCAAGAGCAAGAGTATATTATGAATAAATTGCGATTCATGCAAGACTATAGAAAGAACCAAGTGAATCATTTAGGTACAGATTTGTCTTCTTGGCAGAATAATCCAGAAGTTCAGTTTTACAATAGAAAAATGTTTTCTTAATCTATACAGACATGGATGACAAATCATTCTCAAATGAAAATGTAAAAAAGAAGGAGATAGACGAAGAATTTATGGAAAAGTTGAATGAATACTACAAATTAAAGAACAAATATGAAAATAAAAGGCAAAGTCAAATTAATACTATTTTAAAGAATGACAAACTAACTATGAAACAGAAACAAGAGAAATTTAGAAAATTAAAGACAAATTGTATCAATTGTAGTAGAAAAGTCGGTACTGTTTTCAAGAGTGATTCCGGAATATTAACAGCTATATGTGGGGATAATAAGTCTCCTTGTAATTTGGATATAAAATTAAATAGAGGAAAATTTCTCAATTTAGAAGATCTGATAGATGTATTTCAGACAGGGGTTGATGAGTTGAAAGAAGAAATAATAGCAACCAAGCTGGATTTATTATTTGGATATGAGCAAGAAGCTACTACATTAACCAAATTCAACAAATTAAAGAATGAACTAACCCAGGATTTAGAAGACGTCATGGAATATAAAACACAATTTATCGAGGTTGTTTCTAATTTAGACAATAAATCCGAATTGACTACGAAAATGACTATTTTTTACAATAAAATGACTCTTATTAAATCAACCATAGATGAATTTAATGAAACCGGTCAAATACAATTAATCAAAGATATGATTTCCACTTATCAAAGTGAATTGGTTCCATTGTTACATGAATTACGCGAGTTAAAATATCGTTATATGGCGATGGAATACAATAATGATACAAATACACATACGCTAGTAAGAAAGGTATTTACATTACAAGATATGACTGTATCGTTTGATACTCCCTCCATAGAATCGTTTGTCATAGGTAAAATACAAGACGAAGAGGTATCTAGAGAGATGATAAGTGCGAATAGTAATGAATCATACGAGAGTGATTACTAGATTTACTAAATATGTTGTAAAACATGGTATGCTAACTAAAAATATTATCGATGAGTAATATAAGTAAAAAGCATGTTTCTCATAAATTTTCGCGTATTTCTCTTAAGTTTTCTATTTGGTCTAATGTGTGTATATATAACAAGCCCACCACCCAAAGACATAACTGTTTATCCTACCGGCGACAACAATCATCTATTTCAATTTCGCGACAATGTGGATAATTGTTTTCAATTGAAACAAAATGTAGTAAAATGTTCCAATGCTGCAGAAGAAATACCTTTACAAGTATAGTCTATATGTAACAATCACAACGATTATCGTCGTATAAATAATTATGTACGACTATAATATAGGTATTATAAATGGCGTTTGAAAAACTATTCCGTACTGAAACAGGAAAGATAATTATGTCGACTCTTTTAGGACTGGGTTTAGCGACATTGTTTAGAAAAGGTTGTATTGGTCGCAATTGCATTGAATTTAGCGCTCCTAGTTTAGAAGATATTAAGAAAAAGGTTTATAAATATGGTGATAGTTGTTTTAAATATGAGATGGAATCTAGTAGGTGTGACGCAAGAAAGAAAAATGTGAATTTTGCGTAATTATGGGCATCTATCAATCTTATTATTATATTAGATATGTCTGACACGACCAGTTTAGCTGATTTACCAAGTGATCCTGCTGCAGGAGGTGGAAGCCAGAATGTTGTTTTACAGACAACTGATAAACCGACTACTTATGATCCAAATGCCGGAATACCCACTGCTAGTGCTAGTGCTAGTGCTAGTGCTAGTGCTAGTGCTAATATGAATCTCGATTCTAGTGAAATTCAAGAGCAAAAAATGATGAACGAATTAGTTAGTGGAATTCAACAAGCAAGTGCGAATGGTGGAACTGGATTACCTTCACGTGATATTCCAACAAATACTGTTCATTTTGCGGATGATCAAGTGAAACCAAACTATGTACCTCAACAAGAACAATCAGATTACATTCATAATACAGATACAGAGCAAGATATATTAGCTAGACGTGTGAAAAATCAAAACTCACGCGATTCACTCGAAATATTGTATGATGAGTTTCAAATACCCATTATCATTGGACTATTGTACTTTATCTTTCAGCTACCTATTGTTAAAAGCAAAGTATTGGCTATATTACCTTCCCTTTTTAATAAAGATGGTAATCCTAATTTGACTGGGTATATTATAAATAGTGTGTTTTTTGGATTAGCTTACTATGTTATTTCAAAATCGCTAGTTCATTTACAGAAGATGTAAGTAGAATAATTGTAATGTAAATAGATAATATTTTCTTTCTATGTAAATATATATTAATGATTTCAGATATTTCTTTAATTTTTATTTATATAGCGTTGTTCGGATTATCAGATATTTTTCTCCGTGTTTATCACGTTGAATCAATACAAGCCAATGTATTATATTATTTATTCATCTTAGCAATTGCTATCCTTTTTCACATATATAAGATATAATATATAGAAAATAAAAATAAAAAACAACTTTTGGTTACTTGTTTTTTATTATTTTTAGTATTTTTTTGTTTTGTTATGATTGTTTAACCGGTTATTGCTGCTTCTTTGAAGCATGTTGTTCCTTCATATGTATATACAATTCGAACTTCAATACCACTTTTAACGAAAATCTCGGCACCTCCACCACCATCACCGTAACCCCATCTTTCACTTCGAATATATGTACCAACATATTCTAATTCATTGGAAGTGAAATATTTTTCATTTGGATGCCTACCCTCTCTTCTAGTATATATGGCAAAGAAATAGGATGTACCTGTTTCAAATTTGGTTAATCTAAATACTTCTGTTTCAGGCATAGTAATATACTTTACTGTTATGAACTTATATGAATGCTTATAATTTTAGTTAGATAAACACTTCAATTTTTAACGAGTGTTTTTAACGTGCTATTAATGATATGATACAAATTATAATAGACAATGAGTAGCTATTCGCAGAAAATAATATGTTATAAACGTAATATAATATATTATTATGGCTTTGCAAACATTTATAAATACTCTTATAGAGAATGTTCCTGAAAAACATTTACCAAAAAAAATAGATTTAGTATTAGATGGAGGAGCATTCAATGGAGTATATATGCTAGGTAGTTTGTTTTATATAAAAGAATTAGAACGCTCTAACAAAATAAAAGTAAACAAGGTATCAGGATGTAGTATAGGAGCTATCATAGGACTCTTATTTTTATTAGACAAAATGGATATTTCAATTGGGATATGTAACGACTGTTACAAGTATTTAAGAAAGCATCAAGATTTAAAAAAGGTAATTGTAAAATTTAAGAAAACGATGACTGAAATTATTAGTGAAGAGGATGTACAATTAGTAAATAATCGTTTTTACTTGACCTATTTCGACACAATTAAAGGCGAACAAATCGTCAAGAAAA